TACGTTCATTGGACGAAGGTGGAAAGATACAGAAAACTAAACAAGAGTTTAGTTATTGCTAGGGATGGGAGTTGCACCCATCCTTAAACTGACTAGCAGGGTAGAGCCGCGTTACTGTAGTAACTAGACCCTACAAATTGATAGCAAAGAGTACCAGTAGCTACGGTGTTACCTCTTAGGTAAGACAGTTCACGCACTGCAACCTTGCTAAGGTTGTTATAAACCCAGAAACCAAGCGACATATTAGGATTCATCAATAAATTGATGATGCTTAGACGGCTAACGTTGGAGTACTTGTACTCACAACCATTAGACCTGAAGCGAGTAACAACAACGCCCTTGATAGGGTCGACCTTGATAGCTTCGATAGCTTCGCTAGTTCTAGGATTAGGGATAACAAACATAATTTTTGAATGGAATAAATGTACATTTTGTCCTTACGGACAACAGCTATGGCAGGGCTTGCACCTGCTGACTGGCTAAGAACCCAGTCATAGCAGTGTATCTCTCATGATCACTGCAATGTACCACGTGTCGGATGTTCTCGACGGTGTGTTTACCCTCATCCCTTGTTACAGGTCGCCAACTTATCAAGGTTGGTCAGTGGCAATGGATGCCATCTAGCTGAGGATTGAATGCCTTGGAGAGGAGGTTGTAGTTAGTTTATTTATCTCTCTCACCCTAAAGGGAGAGATATATAAACAAACGTAAACAACCTATCTCTGTCTCCAGTATAGCCCATTGCTTCCACTTTGGTACACTGCATTTGTCTCGGTTTGCTGACACATCACCACTAGCCCAGTGATTGCAGCATATCTCAGGATTGTTACAGTTTTGTTAAGATGGTTGCATATTCTCGTAATGTCTGATCTAGCAATCGATGTCAGCATTGTAACAAAATGTAACGCGACAGATCACCACAAAACGAGGTGCATATCGCGCACGTCGCGCCCGCCCGTTATTTCGCGCGCCCCTGCGTTAATTGTTCCCGCGCACGCCCGCGTTAATTGATCACACGCGCACAAAGAGCGAGCGAAGCGAGCGGGACGCCAGTCATACCAGCGGTAGTCGATGGACTACGAATCCATCTGCCTCGTGTGCGCCCGCGTTAACGGTTCGCCCGCGTGTACCCCCATGGGGGGATTGCCCTTGCGCATACGTATATATATGCCTTCAGACATTTTTGTCATTTTTTATGCCGATAGACATATCCAATAATCCTGTCTCACTAGGTGAGTAATCCACTACTAATGGCTTATCCTCTTCTTCTATCTCTTTTTTATAATCTTCAATCGCTTTATCTACCGTTGCTTTAGACACAATATCAATGTATCTGTTCTCAATACCTATTAAATACCCTAATATCACATAGTTAACCGGTTCCCAAGGAGTTCTCAAACTCTTGTACAACTTCTTGAAGGTATTTAGTTTTAATTTATTATTTAACAAGGGTTTATTAAGTTAGTAGAAGTGGTGTGGTAAAGAAGTACTTTCAAGGGACATCAATAACGGATGTCCAAGGAAAGGTAGGAGGAGTCCACCCTTCTCCCCCTATTAGGACGTGACCCCTCTTAAAGCCAGTTATAGACAGAGTTATTGTCTTCTATTCCACGTGCTTGTTTTCTTTGTTCTATATCCATTCCAAACACTAGATGGTTAGCTGAAGAGTGAGGACTGTCTAAGAAGTCTTCTAAGATAGAATCCCATTCTTGTCTTTTTTTGTCTTTTATAGCTTCGTCAGCTGATATAGACATAGCATCGGTAAAGTATTTAATGCCTTGAGCTAGACAATCTAATCTGTCGTCATGTTTAACTGCACCTTTTTGTCGGCACATTCTACTCATTTGATAAAAGAGCATGTAAAGGAGGCGTTCTTCTGGGGCTGCATCTTTGTTGGACGCATAGTCCCAATCAATAACACCACGATCAACAACAAGGCGGTGTTGGTTAAGGATAGGCTCAAGAGAATCAATGATCCTGTCTTCTTTTCGAACATTAGCCCGAACCTCTTCCACGTTGATATGTTGTTGTGTTTGTTTAAGATGTTTTCTAAATAGTTCACTTACGATTCCATCTCCAAAGTTTGTCTCAATAACCAACGACGAAACTCCATACTTTCTGCATCCTTTAAGGATGTCAAGCAAGGTATTATCCGAGTAGCCGTCTCTGTATGCACGCATCTCATGCAGATAGAGGAAGCCGTTTTTTTGGGATATATACGCAGCAGCAGTCTCATCTGTTCCTCGTCCGCTGGGGTCGACACTACAAATTGTCTCATCGTATCCAGTCCACTCCCCTTGCAATTGCATAGGTGAATAGAAATAGTCTCCCGGTAGTCCGACGGTTGGTAAGTCTTTAATAAGGTTTTGTCTATCTGAGCACCATATAAGATTATCGGGTGCTTTAGAAGGGTTAACAGAAGTAACGATAAGGTCAGCCATCTTAAGAGGGAACTTTTCAGCGTCAGATAAGCTTGTATCAAGCATGAACTGAAGCATAAAGTTACTTCTACCCATAGATGCTTCACGTTCAAGTAAGTCATCCGCATCAAATCGATCAGGATCTGTTGCTTCCCAGGCTTGTGCTCCATTATCTATGTCTTCTTGTAATTGAGGAGCTATCAGTCCCTCATAAGGTGTAATATTTCTTGGATACCTAGCTGTCCAGACGAAAGGGCGGTAACTTCTTTGAGCAAGTTTCCTATATATAGTAAAGGTGGTCTGGGGAGTTCCCAGATACATAATGCGACTATCATCATTAGGAGTAAGAATTGATTCAGCTTCTGTACAAAGCTGTAATAGTTTTTCTCTCATTAGTTCAGTCATAGAGTTCCCGGGAACTTCTACGTCATCAAGAATCATTAAATCAGCTCTAGATCCGGTTAACTGTCCAGTTATTCCAACTGATTTAACAGAAGGTGCTTGGTGTGGAGAGCAATTAACGTCAAACGAGATACGAGACCATCTAGAGTCTTCTGATTTAGGTTGTAAGTGCTTTAACCAAGGTGTTTCTATGATTAGCTTCTGTAAAAAGATAGACATGTTGTCAGCTCTTTCTTTAGAAGCAGATATGATCATTATTTTCTTTTCCGGGTTATTAAATAAAGTCCATAAAACAAAAGCACCAGTAATCCAGCTCTTACCAACTCCCCGAAACGCCTGGATTTGTAGTCGCTTGGGACCATGTTGCAAGTAATCTGCAATTGCATATTGTGCCCTCGTTGGTGAAGGTAGGTCTAGCTGTTCCCATAATGCTTGCAGAAACAGCTTGAAATCGCCCTGTAAGGCGTTTAGTACGTCAGTCATGTACGAATGTGGAAAGATTATTTATCACGTAGCTTAAAACGGCTTCTAGAGCCCAGCATGGGACCATCTCGTTTAAATCTAGCTGCGTCAAGAAATAAGTTAGCTGCATCGGCTGGTGTAGATAATACTTCTCCTACCCCGGTAGCTCCTGTAGCTGTAGAAAAACCTGATAAAGCAGCTTGCAGTTTATCTAAAGGATTATTTGTTTCTCTAGCTTTTTGTGTTCTTTGATAAGTATCAACTGCTCCGAAAGCAGAACCAACAGGTCCTAATGCAGCTAAACTTGCCAATGTGTATTTACCTATTGGTGCTTGAGATAAACCTTTGATTATTTTTAAACCTCTTTCTTTTCCTTTTGTACCTTTAACAAATCTTTCACCTATATCTTGGATATTTTTGCTTTCAGGTTTTTGTCCGGTAAGTTTTGTAAGTTTTGCATCAAGCTTTGGTTGTTCATTTTCTAAAAATTGCATTAAAGCATATTTACGATCATCCATAGTAGCTTTTGCTAGATCAGGAATATGATCGCCTTTCATTTTTTTTAAACCTCTGCTTGTATATCCTTCTGTTCTTTCCCAGTTATGATATTGTGTATGCTTGTTAGATTCTATTAAAAAAGCATTAATATCTTTATTTCCTAAATCAAATCCTCTTTTAGTAGCAAATTCAGCTAATTCAACAGCTTCTTTATCACTAAGATTTTCAAAAAAAGGCGAATATTGAGTTAATTTTTTGATGTGGTGTTGTTCATAACCTTTAGTACCTTTTTTAGGAAAAGTATCTTCACCAACAGTTTGTTGATTACTAGCTTTTTCTCTATTGGCTATATTTTTTTTATTAACTTCTAACCTTTGTGCCATTGGCACTATCTTTAAAGAGTTAGGTCCACCAGTTCCTACATAGTATTTTACACCGTCAGCAGCATTTTTTACTGCTTTACCTTGTTCATCCCAGTATGGTATTCCATATTGTTGTGCAGCTACAGCTGACCATGGTTTCCCTTTACCTAAATCTTTTTTGGTTTTTAAAGCTAGTGGTCTATAGTCTGACTGGTCTAATTTAGTACGACCATCTGCAAACTTAAATTTAGTTTCTTCCATTAAAAAAGCCCCTTGCGGGGCGGTTGTTTTATGCTGCGATATGGTCGCTTATAACTTGTTCTCTAATTGGTCGATGTCCAAATGTCTCGCGACACCATCTGAGCCAATGACTACTACCTTTGTCTTGGTTACATTTCCGACAAGCAGGGACAACATTAGTTGTGAGATCTTCTCCACCTCTGCAACGAGGTTTGACATGATCGAGTGTAAGTTCGTGTAATTCATAATTTTCTCCGCAATAAACACATGTACAATTGAAGTGCTCTTTAATAGCTCTTCTCCAGAGCCGTTTAGAATCTGAACTTGTCATGGTTATTAAGTTGTGTAAGTAATATTTTGGACTAGGTAGTAGAGGGGTCATTTACGTTTCGTTCTGCTTTTTCGGTTAACTGAGGGTTTTTGTTTTCTACCTTTGGTAGTACTCCCCTTATAGTGAGCAGCGTCGAGCCCATCACCATTTCCGTAGGTACCAAGTTTCCGATTAAGCTTGTTTGCATTGACACGTAATTTCAATCCTTTTTTTGTTTTGTTGTACGCTTTTTGTTGAGCTTTATAATTACCGTTGGCGTACTTAGCTCCTTTGTTTGGCATAGAGTTTGCTCTTTACTAATTCTGGATCTATTTCTGGTAATACTTTTGCCAGCTTCGATAATGGGTTGCCATCGTATGCAACACCGTTTATATCGTTTGACTTGAGCCAATCACAGGCTGCTTTCAAGTCTTGAGTTGTAGCTTCTCCGCTCTTAACTCTTTCTAGAAATTCTTTAGTGACTAACTGGTGGAGTTCATTAAATTGCTCTTCAGTTGCCTTTTTCAT